ATAACCATTCGAAACCTCCCCTACTCCAAACGATCCAAAAACCAAACAACAATGCAAAAAGCAAAGTGTTTTTGTAGAGAACTATTCCCGCTATTAATATGATAGCTATTACTCCATGTAACATTGTCATACGTAACTCCTTTCAACGGGAATAACTCCCTATAACTACATATAACTATTTATAACTTTAATTCAAGATTTTTTTAAGACTTTTATCCATTCACGGTATTGTTCATTCAAAACTTTGTTGGAAATCTTGACTTTTCCTACCAAATTAGCGATGATATGCTCATCGACTGTGCCAACACATTGCAGATCTATATACAAAGTTTTTTGATCTTGGCCATAACGATGAATACGATCTTCCGATTGAATGCGTACTTCTAAATCATAATTATTAGAATAATAAATAATTGTTTTTGACACAGTTAAATTTAATCCGTACCCACCTGTCTTTGGATTGGCTACAAGATATTGCAGCTCAGACTTTGGATCTTTAAATTTTTCTATTATATCAACTCTCTCTTTATCTTTGGTTCCTCCATAAAAAGATTCTACAATAGAATGATTGTCATACTTTTTTGTAATTGCTTTTACTATGTGTTCAATGTTGTGACGATAGTTTGCCCAGATAATAACTTTACCATCAATCTCATCTAAACAATCCATTAACGTCTCCAACCTTGGGATCATTCCCTTTTCATCATGAAGATCTACAATGCCATCATCATCGGTAACTAAAAAGCCACAAGCGATTTGATGTAAGCGTAACATCATTGTAAGTTTTGCAACAGCCGTTGTTTCTTCTCCTGAGTCTAGTCTAGCAATTTGTAATGCTTGCATTTGTAAATATGCATCTTCTTGTTTTTTATTCATTTGCACTTCCCTGGTAACAAATGTTTTTGGAGGAAGATCTAAACACTCATCTTTTTTTACACGAAAAGAAAAATTATTTAACAAGCCTGTTAGATCACTTAAACGTTGATAGCCAAGAACTTTTTGAAAAGTGTAGTCTGCTGCATAACCTGTTTCCATCACACAATATTTATTTTTAAATGACCAGTAACTTGGTTGTTGTAAATGTTTTGGGTCCAAGAAATAACATTGAGAAAATAAATCCAACGGACTGCGGGTCACGGGCGAACCAGTCAGGATCCGACGATACCTTGCTAGCGTACCAAGTTTCATTATACTTTTAGTTCTAGCAGCTTTAGGATTTTTAATTGTCGTTGACTCATCAATCGCAAACATCGCTGGATATAATTGTAAAAATTTATCAGCAATCTTTTTTCCTTTAACACTTGAGAACGCTTCAACGTTCATTAAAAAAATTTTAAATTTATTTCCATCCTTATATAAAAAATCATTACGTCTCTTTTTTTCTTTAATTGTATCCACAGGATTCCAATCATACACATCATAATCTTCAATAAGTGGTGACATATGTGCTGGCAATTGTTCTACTTTCCAATTACGATAAACACCTTTCGGTGCAACAACTAATGCGCCTTTAATTTTATTTGTTAAAAATAATAAACAAATATTATCTATTAAAACCTTTGATTTACCTGTGCCCATCTCCATGAAATAAGCAAAACTGTCACGGCTCCATGACTCTTCTAATGCTTTTTTCTGATGTACAAAAGGTTTCGTTCTGAAACGATATTGTAACTCCATTTGCCCTTTATAGTTGTAAAATGCAGAAAAAACAACTAAATGTAAAATTGATTTGGTACTGTTATTTACGTAACTCCTTTCGTCCCAGATCAAGGCTAAAGAAATTAGGCTAGATTTTCCTCCCGAGAGTCTAGCCTTTTTCTTTTGTTGACAAGGTAATATAGTTTCATGTAAAGGAGTTATAAGTTGTTAGCTGCAACGATTAACATAAGGAGTTACGATGCCCAAAGATTTAGATTCTATATTTGACACACTTTCGACACAGGCTGTTGATCAAAAATTAAAAGAACTCGACGGAGAAGGCTTATCAGACATTGGGGCTCTTTGTAAAAAATTAGTAGAAACAAAAGAACAAAAACAATTACATGAAAAAGCTGCTGAAGAAGCAACGCAAGAAATACAAAATTTAAGCGCAACAATTGGCACATACTTAAAAGAAAAAAATTTAACGTCTTTAAAATTAACTGATGGTAGTCTTGTTGAATACGATGAAAAGTTAAGAGCAAATATAAAAAGAGAAAATACACATAAAGCATATGAATTCATACGGTCACTGGGCGCTGGTGATCTAATTAAGAACGAAATAAAAATGCAATTTGGTAAAGGCCAAGATGAAGATGCAGAAAAGTTTCGTGAATTTTTAATTAGTAAAGGTCTTCTTCCGCAAGAGAAGCAAGGCGTAGCTTGGAATACTCTCGATGCATGGTGCAGAGAGACAATCGAACAGTATGCAAGAGATGGTAAAACTTTTCCTGAAGAACTGTTCGGAATTTTTCGTTATCACAACGTAAAAATAAAAAATAAATAGGGGGTCGTATGGCTAAAAACGAAGTAGCTACAAAAAAGAAAACAGAGGTAGCAATAAATGATGATGCACTAGATCTTATAGTGCAAAACTTAGGTGACGGATTAAGTAATGTTACCACACAAGATATATTAATTCCTAGGTTTCAAATTTTACAACCAATGTCGCCAGAAGTGAGTGATAAAACTGTAAAAAATAATAGACCAGGAAATATTATTAATAAAGCAAACAAAGAAACTTTTGATGGAGACACAGGTATACGTGTAATTCCATGTGAGTTTTATAGAAATTATGTAGAGTGGGAAAAACGAGGGCAAGGTACAAGTAAAGCACCTGTCAACGTTCATCCAGCTACGTCGGATGTCATGTCAAAGACTAAAAGAGATCCGAATGATAATTTAAATTATTTACCAAATGGTAATTATGTTGATGAAGTAGCAAATCATTTAGTTGTTGTACTAGATGAAGATGATCTACCTTTATCTAAAGCAATGATTACAATGAAAGTTTCGCAAATGAAGAAAAGTAGAATGTGGTTGTATATGCAAAAAACAGCCATTTTAAAAGTTGGAGAAAGAGTTATTCAAAATCCACCAAGCTACAGCTTCGTTTATAATCTAACTTCTACTTTAGAGTCATCTGGCGGTAATCCCGTACATGGATGGGTTATTGAGAGAGAAGGTATGGTTAAGAAAAAAGAAACCTTAGAACAGTGCATCAGCTTTGCTAAATCTTTCCAAGAGGGAGATGTTGGCGTAGCTGCTGACCATGATGAAGAACAATCTAATAGTTCTGACTCTATGGTTGATGTTACTCCCACAGAAGAAAAAGAAGAAGTAACGGGCGTAAAGTTTTAAGGTAAAGTTCGTAAGCAATTTATAGTAAAGTTAAAGTAATGACCCTTTATGTACTGTTGATTGTTTACGCCGTGGATAATGCTCAGGTAATCGTTAAAAATAATTGTTATTTCGCCGTAACACCTGAGCATGGTTCACTCATAAGGGGTCAAAAATGTTTAACAGATTTAAAAATTTATTTGCGGGTTTAGAAAGAGCGCATGGTCAATATGTGGCTGGTGAACTTGACGAAAAAGGAAAAAAGGGTGGTAAAGCTTTTATTAAAAAAGCAATTGTTACAGATACCCTTTGGGAAAATCACTTACTTGGTAAAGATCCAAGTCTTGGCATTGTGCCTATTAACGATGATAGCGCTTGTAAATGGGGTTGCATTGATGTTGACACCTACCCTATTGATCATCAATCTATTGTTGATGAAATAAAAAAATTAGAATTACCTTTAATTGTTTGTCGATCTAAAAGTGGCGGTGCTCACATTTTTGTTTTTACACAAGAATTTGTGCCTGCAAAATTATTAAGATCTAAATTAATTGAATGGGCCGCGGATCTCGGTCATGCAGACACAGAAGTTTTTCCAAAACAAATTAGTCTTAACACCGAACGAGGAGACGTAGGTAACTTTTTAAACTTACCTTACTTTGGTGGGGATGAATCTTTTCGATATGCATTTGCAGAGGATGGTTCCAGTCTTACCCTTGAACAATTTTTAGATGCAGCAGAAAAAATATCAATCACTAAAGAACAATTATCTAGAAAAAAAGCAAAGAGAGAAACGAATAAAGAATTAGACGATGGTCCACCTTGTCTTCAAACATTAATGGCAATGGGTATATCTGAAGGTGGTAGAGATCAAGTTTTATATCAGTATGCAGTGTATGCAAAAAAAGCTTTTCCAGATAATTGGCAAACAAAGATTGGTAAATTTAATTATCAATACTTTGAACCAGAGTTATCAATCGAACAAGTTAACAAAACAATTAAGCAACATGAAAAACAAGATTATCAATACAAGTGTAAAGATCAACCAATGTGTTCAGTGTGTAATCCTGTGCAATGTAAATTACGTAAACATGGTATTGGTTCAGCCTATCAACATCAATTAACAGACTTACAAAAGTTAGAAAGTGATGAGCCAGTTTGGTTTTTAAATGTTGATGGTAAACGTATCGAATTAGATACAGATACTTTGTATGATCAAAATAGATTTAGAAAAAAATGTATGGATGTTTTAACAGAGTTACCACCACGAATGAAAGAAGTTGACTGGGCAGCTAAAATAAATTTTTTATTAGAAAGCTGCGATATCATTCCAATGCCAAAAGAAATTAGTAAGCAAGGTAGATTTGATGAGCACCTTAGATCTTTCATGCGTGAGAATGGTGAAGCATTATCTATTGATGAAGTTTTAATTGATAAAGTTTTTACAGATAAAGAAGATATATCTTGGTTTACATTAAGCGCCCTGGAAACGTTTTTAAAATCAAGAAAATTTACGGAGTATAACGAAACACAAATCTGTGGACGTATACGAGAACTTGAAGGAGGAAGTAAAAAGAAAAGAGTCAAAGGTGCATTGGAACACTTATGGTACATGCCCGCAATTAATTTTGATAGTCAACCTTTACCAACGAAAGATTTAATAGATGAAGTACCATTTTAAATTGTTTGACTTGTATATTATAATATGTTATAACTTATTTTTAACAAAGGAGTTCAAATGAAACTATCAAAAGAAATGTACAATTACATTTTAGAATGCATTGCTTTAGAAGATAATAATTGGAGAGATGACAATCATACTTATCTACCAATGAAAGAAGAAGCTACCAAATGGATTAAAGCTGTTTGGGAGAAACAAGAAAAAGGTAAATTAAAAAAACTAAAAGACTTAAAACCTGGAGAGGGTTCTTCTAAATTATTAGATCCGAAAAAAAAATTAGAAGAGTGGTATGCTAAAAACAATGTGAAGATAGGTATATGAAATTAAAACACTTAGATTTATTTAGTGGTATTGGTGGCTTCAGTTTAGGACTAGAAGCCACTGGTGGTTTTGAAACAGTAGCGTTTTGTGATATTGATAAATATTCTAAAAAGGTTTTAAAAAAGCAATGGCCAAACGTTAAACAATATGAAGATATAAAGGAGTTAAATTATGAAAGACTTAAAACAGATGGAATTGGGCCTATCGACATCATCACAGGTGGATACCCTTGCCAACCTTTCTCCATCGCAGGTAGAAAAAAAGGTGAAGAAGATCCGAGACACCTCTGGCCAGAGTATTTTAGACTTATCAAAGAACTCAGACCGTCTTGGGTTATTGGAGAAAACGTTAGTGGACACATTAAACTCGGTCTCGACACCGTACTCGAGAACTTGGAAAGTGAAGGTTACTCCGCAAGGACATTTAGTATTTCAGCTTCGAGCGTCGGTGCAAAACACCAAAGAGAAAGAATCTGGATTGTGGCGAACGCCAGACAACATGGCGGGCGGATCGAACCTGCCGGGAATTCAGAAGGCACTGGACGCGGGTCACTTGAAACGACCGAGCGGTCAGCAGATACAGATACGATTAGCCGATCAAGTGAGGGAGAAGAGACTTTGGCCAACTCCGTTGAACTCGGATTGGAAAAACATGGACACAGCGAAACAACAGAGTCTATCAAAAGAGGCGAAACTATGGCCGACACCAACGTCGAGGGACGGCAAGGGAGGATATATAGGGGGCAGAATAAGGAATGGGAAAGTCAGCAGAGATACTTTGGACGTAACAGTGCAGCACACGGACAACAAGAACAAAACTGGTGGGACACTGAACCCGAACTGGGTAGAGTGGCTCATGGGATACCCAATAGGGTGGACAGACTTAAAGGACTAGGAAATAGTTTGGTACCACAAATACCTTACTTCATCGCGCAATCAATTTTACAAGTGGAGGAACAATGTTAAAAAATTTAAATAAAAATACATTAAAAATATTTGGTCCACCAGGGACGGGTAAAACTAAAACTCTTCTTGATATTATAGAACGGGAGCTGCAAGATAATTGTACACCTGAAGATGTTGGATTTTTTACATTCACTCGCAAAGCCAGACTCGAAGCGATAACTAGGGTAACAAAACTTTTGAAAGTCGATGCGAAAAAATTTGAATACTTTAAAACTTTGCATAGCATTGCTTGGAAGATAGGAGGCTTTCAACCACAGAATAAAATGAAACCAAAAAATTGGTATGAGTTTGCCGAATTATGTAGATCGCAAAAGATAACAATGGATATAAATATGCGTGGTGATTTAGATGTAGATGAGATGGGTCGAAGTATAAGTGATAATCCCTATATACGATTGGTTGATTTAGCACGGCAAAGAATGCAAGATCTAAAAACATTTCATAAAGTATCGCGATCATTAGATGGAGGCTACCTTACTTTGCAATTTATTGCAGACACATTGAAAAAATACAAAGATAGAAATCAAGTGTTTGACTTTACAGATAGTATTGAAAAAATTGTTTATGAAGATGTACATATTCCAAAATTAAAAGTTGTCATTGTTGATGAGGCACAAGATCTCACACGTTTACAATGGGCAATGATTTTAAAATTTATTAATCAAGCGGAGAGAGTTTACATTGCTGGTGATGATGATCAAGAGATATTTGATTGGGCGGGAGCAGAATCCTTGTTTTTCAAGAACTTAGAAGGTGAATCTAAAGTGCTTAATAAGTCATATAGGGTACCAAAATTGATAGCAGATAAGTCAAAAAAACTTATTGAACGCATACCTACAGATCTAAGAGAACAAAAACAATGGGAAGCGGTCCACGAAGGTGGTAGTATACATTACTTGGATAATGAAAAATTTATTAATTATAGATTAGGCGGATCTTATTATTTTTTAGCTACATGTGGTTACATGTTAGATAATGTAGTTAGAACATTACGACAACACGGAATGTTTTATAAAAAATTTAAAACGCTTTCAATTAAAGAAGAAGTTATTTACGCAATCAACACTTGGAAAAAATTACAAGAAGGCGGAGATGTGTACGCGGATAGCATTAAAAATTTATTTAATTTTATGTCAACAAGAAATAAAAATAAACCTAGAGGTCTTTTAAAAACAGGTGCAAAACAATTTAAAAATTTAGACATGGATAAAAAGTATAATCTTTTTAACATAGAAGAACTTGGTCTCTTAGATCCAATATACACTACTGAGTGGCCTTGGCATGAAGCATTGGATACAGTTAATGCTGGTGATAGAACTTATATTGAAAAAGTTATGGAACGTAATATTAATATAAACTCAGAACCACAAATTACCGTCAATACAATTTACGGCGTGAAAGGAGGAGAAGCTGATAATGTTATTTTATTTTCAAACATATCTCCAAGTGCCCAAGCTGCACTGAGAGAAAACATTAATGACTTGCGAAAAGTTTTTTATACGGGAATGACTAGAGCAAGAAAAAATTTATTTATTACTCGGAATGATCGCGGGTATGTTTTTAAGGAACTTTACGCATGAAATTTGTAAAACAACATGAATGGCTTATGCCTGAAAGTATACCTGATGCAGTTTTTGAATCAGATATCGTATCAATAGATTTAGAAACAAAAGATCCTAACCTTAAAAAATTAGGCGCTGGTTGGTCAAGAAATGATGGCAATACTATCGGCGTTGCAATTGCTGTTGATGGTTGGAAAGGTTACTTTCCTACTAATCACGAAGTAGGTCCAAACTTTGATGAGAAAGTTTTAAAAAGAATTCTTAAAAAACTATTAGCAACTGACTCTACAAAAGTATTTCATAATGCATCTTATGATCTTGGTTGGCTACAACATATGGGGCTCACGGTCCACGGAGAAATAAGAGACACAATGGTTATGGGAGCATTGGTCGATGAAAATAGACTTAGTTACTCGTTAAATAATTTATCTAAAGATTACTTGGATGATAAAAAATCTGAGTCGGGGTTATATAAAGCTGCGGAAGAGTTTAATGCAGATGCTAAAGCAGAAATGTACAAATTACCCGCTATGGAGGTAGGTCCTTACGCAGAACAAGATACAGTATTAACACTAAAACTTTATCATAAATTTTCAGCTTTAATTGAGCAAGAAGAGATGGAAGAAGTTTATAAATTAGAAATGAAATTATTACCTATAATTTTTAAAATGATATCAAAAGGAGTTAGAATTGATTTTGAGCAAGCTGAGAAGTCAGAAAAAGATTTATTACGAAGAGAGAAAAAGATACTTGATTACATCATTAAAGACACAGGCGTTGCAATTGATCCTTTCAATGCGCGTGCTATTGGTCGAGCTTTTGATGCGAAGAAAATTCCATACGAACGCACTGAGAAGTCTGGTCAGCCTAAATTTGATAAAGACTTTCTTTCAAATCATCGTTCTGATCTTGCAAAAAAAGTTGTTCAATTACGTGAAATTAATAAAGCGAGAACCACATTTATAGAAACTATTAAAAAACATTCTTATAAAGGTAGAATACATGCAAGCATAAATCAGTTGCGTAATGATATGGGAGGTACTGTTTCAGGTAGAATATCTATGCGTAATCCTAATTTACAACAAATGCCCGCACGTAATCCAGAAGTATCAAACCTAATTAGATCTTTATTTCTTCCTGAAGAGGGAGAGAAGTGGGGTGCGTTTGACTATTCACAGCAAGAACCAAGAATAATGACACACTTTGCATCAAGTGTAAAAGTAGATGGTAAAAATTTATATGGTGTTATGGATGTTGTTAAAGCTTATCAAGATCCTAAAACAGACTTTCATCAACAGATCGCCGACATGGCTGAGATAGATCGTAAGACAGCAAAAACAATTAATCTTGGCTTATCTTATGGTATGGGAATTACAAAGTTAGCTGGTGAATTAAGTATGGATCTAAATGATGCAAAACAATTATTTAATAAGTATCATTCAAGAGTACCTTTTGTAAAACAATTGATTGATATTGCTACTAACAGAGCAGAAAAATATGGGTTTATCCGCACGATAATGGGAAGAAAATGCCGATTCAATTTATATGTTCCCACTGAATGGGGTGTTTTCAAGCCACTACCGAGGGAGGCAGCAGAACTAGAATATGGTACTGGCTTCAATCAAATAAAACGCGCGGGTACTTTTCGGGCGCTTAACAGATTAATTCAAGGTTCAGCAGCAGATCAAACAAAAAAATCAATGGTAGATCTAGCCTCTGAAGGTTTATTACCTCTTATTCAAATTCATGATGAGCTTGATTTTTCTGTTGGCTCCGAAAAAGATCAAAAGAAAATTATTGAAATAATGGAAAACTCTGTAAATTTAAAAGTACCAAGTAAAGTTGATGTTGCTCTTGGTGATAATTGGGGAGAAGCTAATGATTAAAAATCAAAGAATGGCAAGGTATCGGAACACGGACAAAGGGCGGATGGCTCATAATAAAAGTCAAATAAAATATATAGAAAATTTAAAGAAAACTATCTCAGGACGAATAAAAGTTAGATATAGTAAAATACAATCTTTATGGGGTAGAAATGTAGCTGATTGGTGGATTAATCAAAAGTGTCAGTGTAAAATATGTAACAAACAATTTTATGAAAAAGCTCCAATTAGAGCCAAAAAAAATGCCCCTGATTGGGATAGAGAAATGGTTATAGATCACGATCACAGGTATTCAAAGAAAGATTTTAAGAATAACTCTAATCTTTTACCCAGGGGAATGCTTTGTAATAAATGTAATCTTCTTTTAGGTATAGCAAAAGATGATATTCAACGGCTTCAATCTTGTATAGACTATCTTAATGATAAAAACATTCGTACTAGTAATAAGCTTATGGGGATACAACGGTAACACTTGGGTATACACGGGCAATCAAATGGTGCTCAAAGAACCAATGCCACTGGAACAATGTGAAATGATTGCATCTAATTGGCAAAAGTTTGAGATGAATAAGTATTTTCGTTTTTCTATAGAATGTATTGAAGATATTAGAAAAAATATTTAATTTTCTGTATCACTTACATCTATATAAACTAAATCATCTATTTTTTTATTAATTTGAACAACAGTAGCTTCAATAACAGATAGCCTTGCATCAATGCGAAGCATATCTAAATCTTTAATTTTACTTTCATTAGCCATAACCCTCGTTACCAACATTCCATAACTATAAATTACAGTCACAGTTGCAATACCTATTGCGGTAATGTTGAAAGGGCTAAATTTCATTAACCAAGACCTAATTTTTTAAGAGTTTGTTGATAGTAAGGATAAGTTTTTTCACTAAAAGGTAAACTTGGATTTAAAAACGGATCTTGAGTTGCCGATAAATTATTTATTGTTGCAGGTATGGCCATACCTGATTTATTTTTTAAAAATAAACCTTCAGTATCTCCTACAAAATTTACTGGATCAGGTTCCATCATTGCATTTAATTTAGTTAAATCACTTTGTGCCATGTTCATTACTCTTTGATTAGCATTATCTTCTTCTCCTAAAGCAGTCTCAACTATATCTGTTGCATTATTTTTCTTAACTCCAAAAAAATCCCTAAATTCACCGACACCTTTATCCATGTCTTGCAGTAGTATTTGTGGAACCTCTTTAGCCATAGTACCTAAATCTTTTTTTATATTACGCAAGCCAGCAAAATCACCTGCCATGTCATTTAACATAGTATTATCACCTGGAAAAAGGCCACTAGCAAAATCTTTTGCTTTATTAAATCCTCCACCTATTGATGATATCACATTACCTAACATTGTACTTCTTGCAATTTTCTCTGGTGCCGTCATCATAAATTGTGTTAACGGAAAACGGTCCGCGTATGTTTGCATAGCTTCAGGTGTAGAGGTTCTAAAATCTTGCATCATATCCTGATAAACATTCATTCCAGGTCTTTCTTGCGAAGCTTGATTTTTATAAATATCTTTATTATCTATAAGATTTTGTAATCTCATTTCATTTGTAATAAGATTATCAGGTATATTAGGTAATTGAGCAGGACTTCTGTCAGGCTCTACTTTATTTGATGTATCCCCAGGATTACTAGGATTATAAACGTACCTATCAGGATTTCCTGGTCTCCCAATTATTACAGCCATTAGATTGACTCCGTTGCTATCGCTCGCATCAATGGATCATCTCCAGCTAATGCAAGTCTAGATTGTGGGTTTAATTTTTGTGGTGTTTCAATTTCAGCCACGGTCCCCGTATCAGGAGCAATTGCTTCTGCTGGAACTTCAAAACTTGTAGGTTCAATTGACTGTGGTGCTTCTTTCTGTGTACCAAATATTTGAGGGACAATTAATCCTTTATCTCGGTATCTTTTATCTAAATATTGGTCAACAGCATCCATCGTACCTAAACTATCTAATTGTTCTTGTGATTGCAAATATAGATCTTTGGCTAACGGATCACTTTCATTTGTCTGTGCTTGTAGTCTGTTAAATTCATTATCAAGTTCTCCCGGTAATTCAGGAAATTGCTTATATAAAGTTTCAATAGCCTCTAATGCATATCTGTTAGATATTGGTAAAGGTCTTTTTAATCCAGGTTTTACAAAAATATTTGTAGCAGATTTAGCACTAGCTTCCATTGCTTTTGTTGCTGCATCAAGTGCCATTGGTGATGAAATTAAATAACCCATTTTACGTGATGCAATTAAACCAAGTAAAGTCAGTGGTATTGAAGCACCTCCAACTGTAGCTGCACCAGCAATAGGTAAGACAGCAGTTGCAAACGCACCAGCACCTCCTAGCATTGTTCTTCTTGCTAAGAATTGTGACATGTTTAAATTTTTACCATTAAAGAAAGTATCTGCTGCATTAGCAAATGCTAAAAGTTTTTTCGCATCAGGTATTTCAATATTCTTACCAGCAATATTTAAAGCTTCTTCTAAAGCAGAACCTTTTACTTCCAAAGATTTACCCATTTGATCTAAACCTAAAAGGCGTTTAAATCTCTTTGCATCAAAAGTTAAGTTGTCAAAATTTTTAAATACATTTAAATCAAAATCTAGAATTCCTGGCTTATCTTGTTTACCTAAAATAAAAGAGTCTTCAAAAGTTGATAGTAATTTTGCTTTAACTCCTTTTGCAAACATCTCATCTCCCATTAAACGTCTCATTGATTTAACTGCATCAGGACTTTGAAAATCTCTAAACACAACATTAAATAATCTGTCTGATTCAATGCTTCCAGGTGCTTTCATTAAAGCTTGAAAAGCAAATTTTGAATCTGCACCCAAAGCTTTTGCTGCTGGTTGTCCAAACAAAGTTACCATATCAGAGTAAGATTGATCTGCGTCTTTTAGTAAAGTTTTAAGTTGAGGGCCAATGGTAGAACCATCAGCATACTTACCAAGTGATTTTTCTAATCCTTTTGATACTTCATATAGAGCATCACGAAGAGCTACATTACCAGTTTGTGCTGTGCCTTTTGCTCCATACTGATATATTAAATCATTGACCGCTGTTCTTGTTTCTTTCCACGTCTCACCATTAATCATTTGTTGAGGAGACTGTGCGAGTCTTGATAACTGTTCATACATTGGTGTTCTTGTTACCGCTGGATTTAAAGCAGAAATTTCATCTATTCTTTTAAGTTGTGCTTTTGCAATATTAATTGTGTCACTAATATCTAAAACAGTTTTATTTCCAATAGTATTAAAAAAAGTATCATATTTACCTGAAACATTTTGAATAATTTTTTTAGAAATACTATCTCTTACTTTAGATAAGTCATGACCAAGTTCAGCTAAATTAAAAGATGGACCATTGTAAAAAACACTTTGTGCTGAATCCATAAATCTTTTTTGTGTTTCACCAAATGCTTTTTTTACACCTCCACCAAAGAAAGGAATTCTACCAAGTGCATTAGGAATTATTCTCATAATTTCAAACTTAGATACATCTGAAATAGAAGGTACTATACCTGTTGCATCTTCTACTTGCCTTGCATATGCTGTTTCTTGTTTTCCTACACCTAATAATTTTCTACCAATTGGTCTAAGTGCGTTAACAGCAGGTCTAAAGAAACCAAATGCTGTGCCAAATGCTAAATCAATTGTAGCTTCTTTAGCTAAATACTTTTTAAATTCTTCTTGAGAAGGTCTATCAATACCTTGATTGTACCCCAAAAATTCTCCAATTTCATTATATGTAGGAGTGTAAAGCATGCCTTTACTATTTAAATTATCCAACATTTTTTCATAACCAACTAACCCAGATAGATATCCTAATGTGCCACCTACAATAGAACCAGCTACGGCTCCTGCTGGACCACCAAACATTCCTACCCTTGCTCCAGTTATAGCTCCCCCTACTGTTCCACCAACACTACCACCTAAACCTAGTATAAGTTTTAATGCTGGAAAAGGATTAACCATTGCTGTGTTGTATTGATCTGAAGTAATTTCTTTACCACTTATTAATCTTGGATTCATTTCAGCATCAGTATAACCAACTAAACTTTGAAACTGATCTGTAGCTTCCATTATTTCACCTTGTGTTTTACCTTGTGCTAAACCATTTCTAATAATATCCGACATGCTATTTCTAAAATCATTAAAAGGCATTTTATGTCTGTTAGGATCGTATCGTGTGGTGCCAGTTGCACTTTCAGCAGCTTGAGTAAAACCTAAAAATTTTGGTAGCTTAGAATCTTTTGGAAGAAATGTATCATCACCATCTTGCATTTGAGGAGCAGATTGTTGTTTAAGTGCTTGTTCTCTTATTTCTGATAACTCTTGTATAGTAAGCATATTAATTCCTTAACTGTTCTAATAATTCAGGATCAACAAATCCATCTAACTTGTCAATCTTTTGATTATTAAAATAATTTGATGTTTGAGCAGATGAACTAGCAGAACCTGTATCAGTTGTTAAAGGATTCCAACCACCCGTAAAAGATAAACCATCAGGCGCTATTCTAATTTTATGTTGCTCGTACTCTTGTCCATCTAAAACATATTGTAACTCTTCATTGTATTCTCTTGTAAAATAATCAAGAAATTGTTTGTATCTGTTCATTGTTTTTTCATTAGAGTTTGTAAATCCACCTAAACGAACAATACTATTTGCTTGTTGAATAACGTCTTTAAGTAGTCTGTTTGATCCTTGCAAATATCTTGCAAAGGCAAATGTTTGCGTTGTTTCTAAAATTTTTATAATATCAAGATCTGGATCACCTTTTAAATCTTGTTGAAACTGACCATAATATTGAGCTACTTTAGATGCTTCAGATTCTTTTTCTTCATTACTTAATCCACTACTATAAATTTCTTGAATGATAGCATTTTTTTGATCATTAGCTACTGACACCAACTGATTGTAATCCATGTCAACACCTAGTTCGTTTAAAATTATCTGTTGTTGATCTAAATTTGATTTACCTGCAATTTTTTCTTTAATTGCTTTAGCTTTATCTCCTTGGCCAAAAAATTCAGCAAAAGTATTCGAGCCCTCATCTAAAATTTCTGAAAAAGTTTTTGAAAATATTCTTACATTGTAGGATGGACCATAAACTGATTTACCTTGTTGCTCATATTTATCCCCAATACCTAAAACAAGTTGTGTGTTGTCTAACCCTTGTTTAAGAAATCGTAAAGTTTCAGTGTGTTTTTGTAAAGCTTTTAAATCTTTACCAACTAAACCACTTGTATATATTTGATCAGTTGCGCCAGGAGTTTGTGTAATAGTAAACATCTGTTTACCTACCAACTCTGCTGGTACAGGTTGTCCTCCAATTGTTTCAGGGTATTTAAAATTAGAATAAAAAGTAGCTTCAGCAGGTGTCATAATAGGTTTAAAAAATGAGGTCTGTCCAGATCTATTACCCGCGTCATCATAATCAATTGCCATAACAGCAGAAGCAAAACGAGGATCTTCTTCAAATCTTTTTTGCGCTGCATCATCTTCTTCTTTTACTAAACTAAAAGCAGTTAAACCAATTTCTTTTAAATCATTTTGTTTCTGTGCTTTTTGTTCTATAATATACTGTGAGGTAGGAGCCAAAGCTTGAGCTACAGCGTCGAGAAATTTAGGTAAAGGTTTTGTTCTATTTGATCTAGCATTTAGTAAGTCAACACCAAATTTAAATAATAACATATTTTTATCTAATTTTTCATCATAACCAATTGATTCTTTTAACTCTTCTGTTAAACTTGCAACTCTGTTTTTCTTTTCTTCATCTGTCATTTTACCTTCTTGACCTTTAAGAAATTCAAAACTTCTTTCAGCTTCATCATTTCGTAATTGATTAAAAGCTGATTTTAATTGTACTTCAGTCCTTGCACCTTGAGTTCCTTCATTACCTTTAAACTTACCTGATATAAACTCGTTAAAAGCTTTTTCATCAACATCGGGAGTATTACTAATTTCTTCATATTTATTTTTTTGTTTATCTGTTGATAAATCATATTGAGTAGAATCAGTAATTATTGGTGCAAATTGATTTGCTGTTGAAGCTAATGTAGGGTTTACTATAGAGTCTGGAGAATTGTTACTTACTGTATCATTACTAATGTTTGCACCAGGAACTATATTATTGCTTGTAAGATTTGCAATTCTTCCTTGTAAATTTCTTACTATTTCATCATGATTAGCATTAAAACTTAACACACCTGTATTCATTTGTTTCACAGCATCGTTAAGTTGATCCAAAGTAAAAGTTTGATAATTATTTTTTATAAAATCTGCTTTTTCAGCAGGTGTTTCTTGAGTAAAAAAACTGCCTATAGCAGAAATATCACCATAAAAATCATCTAAAAGACTTGAATTATTATTTATCTCAGCCATGTTTTAAAGCCATTATTCCCTTGTTCATTGATCCACCATCTCTACTAAAAATGCCTGATCCACCTAGAATAGCAGCTCCAGCGCCTAATACATCTTGAAAAGGCGAAGACGTTGAACCATAAGTTTCTTGTATTTGATATCCTTGATTACTTGGTAATCCACTTATAGCATCGGAATAAGCTCCGTATAATTGTAAAGGTCTGTTTTGTGCCGCAAGAATATTTTGATATTCTGTATCTCCAGCTTCTTTTATAGCGGCTTGTTCTAAACTACCCGCACCTAGTAAAGCAGAAATATCTTGTAAGCCAAGTTTACTCGCTATACTTGCTAAACCTCCACCTACCTGAGCACCAGATAGTAAACTTTTTATTTGATCCGTCTGTGCTTTTGAACTTGCACTTGTATAGTAAGGAGCTAGTTGACCCGCTACTTGTTTTGATTTTTGTTCTTGACCAAAAGTACCAAGCGCCAACTGTAAAGCTTTATCAATAGCTGTTTGTGAAGCTTTTCCTACCGCACCCAATCTTGCTTCTTCTATTTGACCTTTAGCAACTTCTGCTCTGTCACCACCAAAAGCTCCTCTTTGTGTTGCAGCATCATCAGCTTTTTTATCGGCTAAACCTGCTTGTTTGTTAATTTCATCAATTACATATTTTTGATATTCATTCATGTATTGACCAGCACTAGAAGGATCAAACTTCATGCTTGCTGCGTCAGATAAATATTGTTGACCTTGTGTTAAGAAATCAGGAATAGCCGTACCCGCTGAAGCCACTCCAGAAGTAAAGGCATCTTGAGCTGTCGTTAAAGTAGGATCATATTGCCCAAGACCAGTTTTTAATTGTTCAATAGCAAATTTTTGTGTATCGGATAATCCAG